GTAGCACTTCTTCTTACCTGCGGTGATGGTGAAGAACGAGCTGAGGTTTACGGCTGTGCTGCGGATCGTAATCAGGCATCCATCGTCTTTAACGTGGCGGCTGACATGGTGAGACTATGCCCGGCACTATCAAAGCGAGTGAAAATTCTTGATTCGCAAAAACGATTAATATATTTACCAACCGGGAGTATTTATCAGGTGCTTTCTGCAGACGTTTCAAATAAACATGGATTCAACACCCATGGGGTAGTATTCGATGAGCTCCATACACAGCCTAACCGGAAACTTTTTGATGTTATGACCAAAGGAAGTGGTGACGCAAGAATGCAGCCACTATATTTTCTTATCACCACTGCCGGTAACGATACGAATAGCTTATGTTATGAGATTCATCAAAAGGCACAAGACCTTCTTGATGGTAGAAAAAACGATCCGACATTTTACCCAGTGATTTATGGGGCGGATGAAGCGGATGACTGGACCGACCCGAAGGTGTGGAAAAAGGCAAACCCCTCGCTTGGTATTACGGTGGGCATTGATAAGGTGCGGACAGCCTGTGAGAGTGCAAAACAAAATCCTGCAGAGGAAAACAGCTTCAGACAGCTACGACTCAATCAATGGGTCAAGCAGGCAATCCGATGGATGCCTATGGATAGATGGGATAAGTGCTCATTCACAACCGATCCCGATTCGCTTGCTGGGCGCGTTTGCTATGGCGGGCTCGACCTTTCAAGTACGACGGATATTACGGCATTTGTTTTGGTTTTCCCACCCGAAGAAGAGGACGACAAGTTTATCATTCTTCCTTACTTCTGGATGCCTGAAGAAAATATTGACCTGCGTGTACGACGCGACCATGTGCCTTATGACATTTGGGAAAAACAAGGTTATCTCAAAACGACAGATGGTAATGTTGTTCACTATGGTTTTATTGAAGCATTCATTGAGAAACTCGGAGAGAAATACAACATTAGAGAAATTGCCTTTGACCGGTGGGGAGCTGTGCAAATGGTTCAGAACCTTGAAGGCATGGGTTTTGTAGTTGTTCCTTTCGGCCAGGGATTTAAAGACATGTCTCCACCGACAAAGGAGCTCATGAAACTGACGCTGGAAGAAAAGCTGGCTCATGGAGGGCATCCTGTTCTCCGATGGATGATGGACAATATCTTTATCCGAACCGATCCTGCCGGGAACATCAAACCGGACAAAGAGAAGAGTACAGAAAAAATTGACGGAGCTGTCGCAACGATAATGGCATTAGATCGCGCGTTACGATGCGGTAGCGACAATAGAGGGGAGTCTGTGTATAACGATCGCGGGCTTCTTTTTTTATAGAAACTTTAAAGAACAAGAGCTTATTTGGAGGTGCAGCCAATGAATATACCTATTATTTCAAAGATTTTCAAGGCAAGAGACAAGCCTAGTGACTATTATACTGGCTCGAATTACACCTTTTTATTCGGACCTACCACAAGCGGAAAGAGTGTAAATGAGTTTACCGCCATGCAAACTACGGCGGTTTATTCCTGTGTGCGGATTTTGTCAGAGGCTTTGGCTTCTCTGCCGCTTCATATTTACCGCTACAAAGAGGGAGGTAAGGAAAGGGTCTATGACCATCCGCTTTATCACATCCTCCACGATGAACCAAACAGTGAAATGACATCATTTGTGTTCAGAGAAACGCTAATGAGCCATTTGCTCATCTGGGGGAATGCCTATGTACAGGTCATACGTGACGGTGCTGGAAGGGTGCTTGGGCTATATCCTCTCTTACCAAACAAGGTGAATGTTGGAAGGGACAAAAGTGGTGAGATTTTTTATACCTACGCTCGAACCTCGGATGAGAATCCAAACTTCAAGGACTACGGAACGGTGGTCCTTAGAAAACAGGATGTCTTGCATATACCAGGGCTTGGATTCGACGGCCTGGTGGGCTATTCGCCGATTGCGATGGCGAAGAATGCTGTGGGAATGACACTCGCTTGTGAGGAGTATGGCGCTAGTTTCTTTGCTAATGGAGCCAATCCTGGCGGTGTTCTTGAGCATCCCGGTGTACTTAAGGACCCCAAAAAGGTCCGCGACTCTTGGAATGAAGTGTACCGGGGAACAAATAATGCTCACAAGGTGGCCGTTTTGGAAGAAGGGATGAAGTACCAGCAGATCGGTATCCCACCAGAAGAAGCTCAGTTTCTGGAAACACGAAAATTCCAGATCAATGAGATAGCTAGGCTTTACAGAATCCCTCCACACATGGTGGGAGATCTTGAGAAGTCCAGCTTTTCCAATATTGAGCAGCAGTCGCTTGAATTTGTGAAGTATACCCTTGACCCTTGGGTGATTAGATGGGAGCAGGCACTACAACGGTCACTCCTGCTGCCCAGAGAAAAAAGCGAATACTTCATCAAGCTCAATGTTGATGGACTGCTTCGAGGAGATTACCAAAGCCGAATGAATGGCTACTCGATTGGAAGGCAAAACGGCTGGCTATCTGCAAACGACATCCGTGAGATGGAGGATATGAATTCTATTCCTGAAAATGAGGGTGGAAACTTATACCTCATAAACGGCAACATGACAAAACTCAAAGATGCCGGAGTCTTTGCAAATACAGGAGAGCAATCTACCGGCAATTCAAACTTAAAGGAAAGGAAGTGATACTACGATATGAAACGAAAATTTTGGAACTGGGTTAGAGATGATACTGGCAGGGCGCTATTCCTGAATGGGGAGATTTCAGATGAAACCTGGTATGGGGATGAAGTGACACCGAGACTGTTCAAAGAAGAACTGGAATCGTGTCAAGGCGACATTACTGTCTGGATCAATTCCCCAGGTGGAGATGTATTTGCTGCGGCTCAAATCTACAATATGCTGATGGACTATCAAGGTAATGTGAGGATCAAGATTGACGGACTGGCGGCTTCAGCGGCGTCGGTCATCGCAATGGCCGGAACTGAGGTTTTAATGTCTCCGGTCGCTATGATGATGATCCATAACCCCATGACGGTTGCTATCGGAGATTCGCAGGAGATGCAAAAGGCCATTGAGATGCTCTCCGAGGTCAAAGAAAGCATTATCAACGCCTATGAGATTAAGACCGGAATGTCCAGAGCGAAGATATCAAGGTTAATGGATGCGGAGAGTTGGTTTAATGCCAAGAAAGCAATTGAAATGGGCTTTGCTGACAAAGTACTGTTTGCTGAGGAAAAGTCGTCAGGTCATGAAGAAGAGTTGGAAGCTGTAATGTTCCCAAGAACTACATTGACCAACTCTTTGCTTTGGAAACTTAATCCGCCAAAACCGGAGAATAAAATGCCAATTGAACAGCTGGAAAAAAGACTGAGCTTACTGGCTCACTAAAATTAAGGAGGAAAACTTATATGAACACAATTCTTGAACTTAGAGAAAAACGCGCTAAAGCCTGGGAAGGGGCGAAAGCCTTCCTAGACAGCAAGAGAGGTGCAGACGGCCTGCTTTCAGCCACAGATACTGACACCTACGAAAAAATGGAGACAGATGTTATGAACCTCGGCAAGGAAATAGAGCGTCTGGAGCGTCAGGCATCGATTGATGCTGAACTTTCCCGCCCTACATCCTCCCCGATTACTAATCAGCCTGGAGCAAATCAGACAGGAGAGACGAAAAAGGGTCGAGCATCCGATTCCTATAATCAAGCTTTCTGGAAAGCTATGAGAAACAAGAATAGCTATGATGTACAGAACGCCCTACAGATTGGTACCGACTCCGAAGGAGGCTACTTGGTACCAGACGAATTCGAGAGAACCTTGATTGAAGCCTTAGAGGAAGAGAACATCTTTAGAACAATGGCGAAGGTCATCACAACTTCCTCAGGGGATAGAAAAATTCCTGTCGTCGCATCCAAGGGAACGGCATCATGGGTAGATGAAGAAGGACAAATCCCAGAAGCAGATGATGCTTTCGGGCAGGTTTCAATCGGTGCCTACAAATTAGCCACTATGATTAAGGTTTCGGAAGAACTCCTTAATGATAGTGTTTTTAATTTGGAGAGCTATATCGCCAGGGAGTTCGCTAGAAGAATTGGCGCAAAGGAAGAAGAATCGTTCTTCATCGGGGATGGCACTGGTAAGCCTACAGGAATCTTCAATGGCACTGGCGGTGCGCAGCTTGGCATCACAGCAGCATCTGCGACTGCCATCACGATTGATGAGGTTATGGATTTGTTCTATAGCTTGAAATCGCCTTACAGAAAGAACGCAATTTTCGTTATGAACGATGCAACCGTTAAGGCAATTAGAAAACTAAAGGACGGAAACGGACAGTACATTTGGCAGCCTTCAATTCAGGCGGGGCAGCCGGACACTATCTTAAATAGACCAGTCAAGACATCAGTGTATGTTCCTACGATTGCCGCCGGAGCAAAGTCCATCGCTTTCGGTGACTTTGGATACTACTGGGTAGCTGACAGACAGGGCAGGTCCTTCCAGAGGTTGAATGAGCTTTTTGCAGCTACAGGCCAGGTCGGATTCAAGGCAACTCAGAGAGTAGATGGAAAGCTGACCCTTCCTGAAGCCATCAAGGTGCTTCAGCAGAAAGCGTAGGTGAAAGAGTATGAGTAACGTCAAAAATTATACAGAGCAGGGTGGAGAGAAAACCGTAATTGGTGGAACGCTTGAGATTGCAGAGGGTGGCCAGGTTATCGGGCTGCCCTCTGATTTTACACCTGCCGCATTTCAGGCTGATAGCGTTGCATCAACAATTGCAGGACTGGTCGTTGATTTTAATGCTCTGCTTGCCAAACTCAAAGCGGCAGGGCTTATGGCTACTGAATAATGAGGGGAGGTGGGCGTGTTGATTGTTACACTTGAAGAAGCGAAGTTATATTTGAAAGTCGATGGTGATGAGGACAATACGCTCATCTCTGATTGTATCAATGCCGCAGAGGAGCTTTGCGAGGACATCCTGCGTTTTCCAGTTTCGGAATTTCTTGAGGTTCCAGAAACAGTGAAGCAAGCGGTCCTCTATGCAATTGGTAATCTATACGAGCAGCGGGAGACAATGGATATGAAGTCGATGATAGAACTAATGACGCGACTTCTTTTCGCTTATCGCAGGGAGGGGTGGTAAGCATGAGCATTGGAGAGATGAGACATCGGATCACTTTTCAAAGAATTACTCCTGTGATAAACGAAAACGGCTTTGAGAGTGAAGCTCCACAGGAATACAAAACGGTATGGGCTGCAGCTACAAATCTTCATGGCAAAGAATACTTTGCGGCAAAAGCTGTCCAAGCAGAAAATACAGTCAAGTTTACCTTCAGGTTTTTGGAAGGGATTGATCAGACCATGAAAATCCTGTTCCAGGGTAAAAGCTACAACATCAATGCCATCGACAACATCAAGTACAAGAATCGATATATAGAGATTCAAGCTACGGAGGTGGAGACTGATGGCTAGGATCGAACTTGAAGGAATGCAGGAGCTTATCGATAGAGTTAACAAGCTTGGAAGCCATGGAACAGAGATTAAAAAGAAGGCACTAGACAAAGCCGGAGCCCTAGTCAAGGTAAGTATGGAGCAAAAGGCTCCAAGATCTGAGCTTAGTAAAAAGCACATGGCAGACAATATTCAAGTATCAGACATTGAAAAAGAAGATGGTGTGGATTATGTGCAGATCGGTCCAAACAAGGGAGATAATTCGGAGTTCTTCTATTCGAAATTTACAGAATGGGGTACATCAAAGATCCCTGCACAGCACTGGGCTGAGAATTCTGTGTTGGAGAACAAAAAGAAAATCAATGAGGTAATCAAAGAGGAACTAGAAAGGGGGCTTGGTGAGCTTGATCAATAAACTGGTCATAGATACATTAAGGCCTCTTGGCTTTCCAGTTGGGTTTCAGAAGTATTGCGGGACAGAGGCAACGTATATTACTTTTCATGAATATCTTCAGTCCGGTGAGGAATTTGAGGAAGATGCAGAAGCTTTCACAGGGCACTATGTTCAATTGGATATATGGACAAAAACAGATTACACCGCTTTAGCAAGTAATATTAAAGCGCTGCTTATTGCGGCAGGGTTTCAAAGACTTAATGAAGCGGATTTTTATGAACCGGATACGGGCCTCTATCATAAGGGGCTCAAATTTTATTATTTAGAATCAAAGGAGGTCGACTAAATGGCAAGACAAATTGGATTAAGAGACATACACATTGCGTTGCTCACTGACGATGACGAGACAGGCGCAACCTATGCGGCACCAAGCAAGCTGGAAAGGGCAGTAAGTGCCAAGCTTTCGCCAAAGGTGAATTCGGAAAACATTTATTCAGACGATACAGTGGAAGACATCATTGCAGCCTTCGATAGCGTTGATGTGGAAATCGAGCTCAATCAGCTCTCACTTACAAGCAGGGCAACCCTGCAGGGAGCAAAGGTGGTCAAAGGAGTTCTCATTGAAAGCAAGGACGACATACCACCAACTATTGCCATGGGATTCAAATCTAAGAAGGCTAATGGAAAGTACAGGTTTGTGTGGCTCCTAAAGGGAAAGTTTGAGCTGACATCTGATGAGTTTGATACTGAAGCAGGAAAACCTGCACCAAAGAGCTCAAAGCTAAAAGGAACATTCTTTGCTAGGGACTTTGATGGTAACTACAGATTCATTGCTGATGAGGATGAAGTTGGAGCTGATCCGACGATTATATCTGGATGGTTCACAGCTGTGCCTGCTGAGCCTACACCTGCATAGGAGGTTAGAAGTTGAAAGGAAATGAGCTTAAGGACAAGGGTATCAAGTTTACCCTTAATGATAAGTCGTATGAACTGAAACTTAATCTGAACACATTCTGCGAACTGGAGGATATATATGGAGACCTGAACAAAGCTTTTGAAGATCTTCAAAGGATGAAGATCAAGGCTGTGAGAGCCCTGGTATATGCTGCAGTTAAGGTTGAGGATGATTCGGTAACTTTGAAAAGCATTGGTTCACTTTTGGGTTTAGATGATCTTGAAAGGCTCGGGACGGTAATCAATAAAGCATTAAGCATAGCAATGCCTGAGGTTGAAGAAACCTCGGGGGAAGTGACAGCCACTCAGGTTCCATAGATTGGGATTGGGAGTGGCTGTTTTATTTGGGGACTGTGATCCTCAAGATGACTGAAAAGCAGTTCTGGAACTCAACCCCAAGAAAGCTTCATGGCCTATTCCGGATCCATAAAGCGGTTAATGGCATTGATGACGACAGAGTTGACACGATAGACAACATTCCATTGTAAGGGAAGTGGTAAATTTGGCTGGAGGAAGCAATACGGTAGTAGCAAGAATAGGTCTTGATGATACAGGGTTTCAGGAAGGTGTAAATAAGATCCAGAGAAGCTTAAAGCTTGTGCAGAGCGAATTTACTGCGGCCAGTGCAAAACTTGGAGACTTCGGAAAATCGACTGAAGGTTTAAAGCTAAAGGCTGACAGTCTGAATCAACAGATCGACATCCAGAAAACAAAGGTTGAAGCACTCTCTAAGAGTTTCCAGGAAAGTGTGGAGAAAAAGGGCGCTGACTCAAAGGCATCAGAAAACCTAAAGATCAAGCTGAATTATGCTAATGCAGAGCTTAGCAAAATGCAGCAGGAACTGAAAGATACTTCCGATGAGCTAAAGAAAAAAACTTCTGTCTGGAACACACTTTCTGAAGCACTGGATAAAGCCGGTGGCAAGATGAAGGCAGTGGGAGAGAAGATGCAGTCAGTAGGTAAGAATCTATCAACTGCTGTGTCTCTACCAATACTCGGCATTGGAACTGCTGCCACAAAGATGGCAATGGATGCAATAGAGTCTGAGAACCTATTTGAAGTATCCATGGGTGGTCTTGCTGGTGAAGCAAGAGGCTGGTCTGAAGAGATGTCTAAGGCTCTGGGACTTAATGCCTACAATGTTAGAAGTAATGTAGCAACGTACAACTCTATGCTGACATCCATGGGTCTTGCATCAGACGAGTCTCTTAATATGTCAGAGGATCTTACAAAACTTGCATATGACATGGCTTCTTTCTATAACCTTAATCCAGACGAAGCCTTCAACAAGCTTAGAGCTGGTATATCAGGTGAAGCAGAACCACTCAAGGCACTTGGAATACTTGTTAACGACAATACCATTAAAACCTATGCTTACACTCATGGAATTGCAAAGCAGGGTGAAGAGCTCACTGAAGCTCAGAAGGTTCAGGCCAGGTATGGTGTGATCCTCGATTCAACGAAGAATGCCCAGGGAGACCTGGCAAGAACAATGGACAGTCCAACCAATAAGATAAGGGCTATGAAGGAGCAGGCGGAGCAAATAGGTATTCAATTCGGACAAATCCTTATCCCAATCCTTGAAAGCCTAATCGGGGTAGTAAAACCACTTATGGATAGCTTCCAAGGGCTTTCAAAGGAACAGCAGGAAACCATTGTTAAGGTTGCTCTTGTGGCTGCCGCTGTGGGGCCAGTTATCTTGGTAATTGGTAAGGTCGTATCAATAGTTGGTGCAGCTGTGTCGGCCTTCAGTGCAGTTTCGGGGGCAATATCAGCGGCAGGCGGAGTCATAGCAATAATAACTGGTCCAATCGGAATCGCGGTTGCTGCAATCGGTGGCCTCATAGCTGTTGGTGTACTACTCTATAAGAATTGGGACACAGTAAAGACCACAGGAATAAGTGTATGGAATGGAATTACAAGTACTGTATCAAGCTCGATAAACAAGGCAAGGGATGCAGTGAAATCAGCAATTGATGCCATCGTAGGTTTCTTCAAGAATTTGAAACTACCAGAATTTAAGCTGCCTCAAATTAAGCTTCCACATTTTGAGATAGAAGGAAAATTCAGCCTAGCACCACCACAAGTACCATCCTTTGGGATCAAGTGGTACAGAGAAGGTGGACTTATGCTAGATCCTACGATATTCGGATTCGATGGGGCATCATTTCTAGCCGGTGGTGAGTCAGGTACTGGTGGAGAAGCAATACTTCCACTAAATAGGCTTGTGCCTATTATGGCAGACGCTATGAGGTCACTAAGTATGGGCAAAGGGGATGAGTTTAGAGAGATGATCTATCTTCTAAGGCAGATAGCTGAGAAAAAGGTGGATGTTTACCTTGATGGCAGAAAACTTACTAGCGGATTGTACGACTACTTCGATGAACTAATGACAAAGAGCATATCAGACGAAAGACTATCGAGAGGAGGGGCATACTGATGGGATCTTATTTCAAATTCAAAGATGTAGACTCAAGAGACCACTCAATAGTTGTGAACACCCTCCCTCCGATCCAGTCTGCAAAGGAGGATGGTGAATTTCTTAAGGTTCCAGGTAGGGATGGATTCCTCTTCCAGGATTATGGGAGTTTATCACCAACTGAAAAGGAACTGGAGATTACACTGAAGGATATTGACCAGCTTGGTACCATAAAAGCATGGCTTAGAGGTAGTGGCAATCTGGTTCTTTCAAACGAACCCGATGTATTCTACAAAGCGAGACTAAACGGCCAGATTGACTTCAAGAAACTCCTATACCTAAAGGCAGCGAAGATTAAGTTCGTGTGTCAACCTTATGGATGTCTGGAAAGTGGGCTGACAATGCAGACAATAACAGTGCCAGGAAATCTAGTAAACCCAGGAACTGCAGCTTCAAGGCCGATAATAACGGTATTTGGCACTGGAGGCATTACGTTAACTGTGAATTCGAAGAATGTGCCTTTAAGCAATGTTTCGGAGTACGTGACGCTAAATAGTGAAATTGAGGAAGCATACAAGGATTTACTTGGAAAGAACAACGATATGCAGGGGGAGTTTCCGCTATTCGTTCCTGGTACGAACTCAATCTCATGGGCAGGTACAGTAACTAAACTTGAGATCATACCAAACTGGCGAAATCTGTAGGAGGTGGAGGGTTGATAAGACTATTTGAGAAGGATGCAACAACCTTCACTTCAAATGGAGTAACTGTACTGAACAACCTCATCAAAGCTACCTCAAAAGAAGTCCTGAACGGTCTTTACAGCGCAGAGTTTGAAGCAGCCTACGATTCAGTAGATAAGTGGAAGGAGATCATAGAGGGCAGGATAATCCATGCAGATGGGCAGCCTTTCAGGATATATAGGACCAGGAAGGGAATGAGATCCTTATACATTTATACTAGGCATGTGTTTTGGGACTTGGTATACAACGAGGTTAGAGATATCAGACCAACAAACAAAGGAGCTCAGGATGCACTGGAGGATGTTCTAGGTGCAGCTAATTATTTGCATCCATTTACAGCTTTTTCAGATATCTCAACTCCAGCAACCCAGTACTTCATAAATAGAAATATTGCTGATTGCATCATGGGAACTGACAGCATAATAGCCAAATGGAATGGGGAGCTTAAACTTGATGGTTGGCTTATCTCAATTCTTAGTCCAAGAGGTCAGGACAACGGAGTAACTATTTCATACAGAAAA